TTATGAAAATAAGTTCAAGGACTACAACACTTTGTATGAGAATGACAGCTTTGGTTATGTAGCACAACTAGCAGGATATGCAAAGGCATGTGGAGTAAAGCCTGGTGGTTGGTGGGTTATTAACAAAGCCAATGGAGATTTTAAATACATACCTGCATGGGGATTGAATGTTGATCACAACATAGAGAAAGCTAATACACTTGCAGAAGAGTTAGATAAAAACTATTTCCGTAGAGTCTACAGTGATGAACCAGAAACCTATCGTAAAAAACCTACAGGTAATCGTAAGTTATGTCGGGAGTGTAGTTGGTGTAGCTACAGGAATGAGTGTTGGCCTAACCTAAAAGAAAAACCATCTGTAGTATCTAAGGCAGAAGTTCCTCCGATGGTAGCTTATACGGAGTTAAACAGTGTTCAATGGTAAGTCATATGCAGCAGCTAGAAGAAGGGGGGTTCGTAGTGGACTAGAAAGAAAGATACAAGAGCAGTTAAAAGAGCAGGGTGTGAAAGCTAAGTATGAACCGTTGAAGATTGAGTGGGAAGATTTAGCATACAGGAAATATACACCTGACTTTATACTGCCGAATGGGATTCTTATTGAATCCAAAGGATTGTTTACTCCGGTTGATAGGAGAAAACATTTGTTAATTAAGAAACAGCATCCGAACTTAGATATACGATTTGTGTTTGAAAATAGTAGAAGAAAGATTAATAAGATTTCTAAAACTACATATGCAGATTGGTGTGACAGATATGAGTTTCAGTATGCTACAAAAGAAGTACCAAATGATTGGATTAACGAAATAACTAAGATTAACAAGTTAGTCAAAGAAAAATTTATAGAGTTTCCAAATGAAAAGAAAGGGTAAGCACATGTTAAAAGAGAGAAATCCAGTAGTGCGAGATACGATTAGGAATCCTAACAGATCTAATAAAGTTCATGGTGACAAATTTAGAAATGTTATGGATATAATTGTTAAGAGAGAAGTACAACAAGAACTTAAATTTAAGGACTGATTATGGAATTGGAAACAAAAACATTTGACCCAGAAGATGATGGCATACCTATGCAGAAAGATGATACTGCTGTAGTACTTAGACCTAACTTTAATAAAGATGGCACATGGGATACTACTGTTCATGTCAATGCAGTTATGATGCCTACTGAAAAACTTGAAAAAGAAGATGCTGATTATCTTTCAGAAGTAACATATGCACTAGTTGCTTGTTTTAATCTTATGAATACTGACCCTGAGTTTGCTTTCAAGGTAGGTGAAGAATTATCTAAGATGAATATAGATGAAGGCTTTAGTAAAGATCCAACAAAAAGTAATGTTATACAGCTTAGTCAATGGACTAAAACTGAGGGCAATGCATAATGGCACAAAAACTCCTAAAGGATATGGTTAATCATCCTGAACATTACAACAAAGGTAAATATGAAACCTATGATGTAATTGTAGATACATTAGGAAAGTATGAAGCTATATCATACTGTCAAGGTAATATACTTAAATACATTATGAGAATGTGGAATAAAGATAAGCCTTTACAGGATGCAGAAAAAGCTGAATGGTATTTAAAAGCCATGATTAAATTGTTAAAAGAAACTAAGGGAGTCAACTGGTAATGAAGTATGACAAAATAGAAATTGATGTAACTAGAGATACATTATTAAGTGAACAGGCAACACAACTCCTAAGAGATTACTACATGTTGAAGTCTGAGGTATCTCCACAAGAGTCTTTTGCTAGAGCATCATTAGCATACTGTGATGGGGACTATGATTTTGCTCAGAGGATATATGAATATGCTAGTAAGCAATGGTTCATGTTTTCTAGTCCTGTTCTTAGTAATGCACCAAAACCTGATGAATCTTTTAAAGCACTGCCTATTAGTTGCTTTTTAAGTTATGTAGGAGATACATTAGAAGACTTAATCTCTCACAATACAGAAGTTTCTTGGTTGTCTGTTAAGGGTGGTGGGGTTGGTGGTCACTGGTCAGATGTAAGGGCTGTCAGTGATAAAGCTCCAGGGCCAATCCCATTCCTCAAAGTTGTAGACAGCCAGATGACTGCATATAAACAAGGTACAACTAGAAAGGGAAGCTATGCTGCGTACTTGGACATTGATCATCCTGACATTATTGAGTTTATTAATTTTAAGTTGCCTACTGGCGGTGATGCTAATAGGAAGTGTTTCAACTTATTCAATGCTGTTAATGTTACCGACAAGTTTATGAACCGATTAGAAGCTGATGAGATGATCGAACTAACAGATCCTCATACAGGTCTATATCGAGATAGAATTTCAGCTAGGAAGTTATGGGAGAGAATCCTAGAAGCTAGATTTAGAACTGGTTCTCCCTATATAAACTTTATTGATACAGCTAATAGAGATTTACCAGAACCTCTCAAAGCATTAGGTTTAAAGATACACGGTAGTAATTTATGCAATGAGATTCACTTACCTACAAATAAAGATAGAACTGCTGTGTGTTGTTTATCCTCAGTCAACTTAGAAAAGTATGATGAGTGGAGATCCACTCCTATGGTAAGGGACTTGATTCGTTTTCTGGATAATGTACTACAAGCATTTATTGACAATGCTCCAAAAGAAATAAAGAAAGCTAAAGTAAGTGCATTAAGAGAGAGGTCTTTAGGTTTAGGTGCTATGGGTTTTCATGGGTACTTACAGAAATACAACACACCTTTTGAAAGTCCTATAGCTAAGTCATTAAACAATAGAATATTTAAGCATATAAAAGATGAAGCCTTATTGGAAACAAAGTTACTTGCAAAAGAACGTGGCACACCAGGTGATCTTTTTGGTTCTGGTCTTCGTAATGCACATCTTCTTGCTATTGCTCCTAACGCCAATAGCAGTATTATTTGTGGTTGCACTGCTAGTATCGAACCTATTAAATCGAATGCTTACGTTCATAGGACGAGGGCAGGATCACACTTAATTAAAAACAAATACTTAGCTACAGTATTAGATAAGTATGATATGAACAATGAAGCTACATGGAAAAGTATCATTAACCATGAGGGTTCGGTTCAGCACCTTGAGAATCTTACAGATTTTGAAAAAGATATTTACAAGACTGCATTTGAACTTAATCAGGAGTGGGTAATCGAACATGCAGCCGATAGACAAAAGTATATATGTCAGGGACAATCTGTTAATCTATTCTTTCCTGCAGGAAGTGATAAGAGTTATGTCAACTCTGTTCACATTCGAGCATGGAAGAGTGGCTTGAAAGGATTGTATTATCTCCGTACCTCTTCTGGCAATCAAGCTGAGAAGGTAGGTACACAAGTTAAACGTGAAGCACTAAAAGATAGTGAGGAGTGTATAAGCTGTCATGGATAGAAGAAAAAAGTTTGACTACGAATTGTTTAAGCAGAACGATAAACTTGCTAGAGAGGTAGGCAAAGCTTACTGGAAATCATTAGACAGAACTGCTGTCGATAATCCAGATAGGTATGGGCCTGATTTAGTTGTTGATGGAGTATATTACTGTGAAATGGAGATCAAACGTGCATGGAAAGGTAAAGAATTTAAATATAAAACTTGCCAGATACCATACAGAAAAGCTAAGTATCTGGACAAAGATAAGTACGATAAGCCGACACATTTTCTCATCCTTAATAATGAACAGGAGTATGCCTTTTATATCAAAGGTGAAGATGTGGCTGCATCGCCCGTAGTGGAAGTACCAAACAAGTATGTACCATCGGGTGAGATGTTCTTTCAAGTACCTTTAAATAAATTAAAATTAGTGGAGTTACCAAAGAATGTTCACCAAGACAACGACTAACAAAACAGTTAAAACTAAAAAACCAATAGACCCAACAAAGATAGAGGTAATAGAGTGGGAAGATGCCCAAGCAGAGGCAGGGTGGTTTGGAGATGATTTACAACCAGAACTTGCAAAGGTTACTACTGTAGGGTTTGTAATAGCAGAGAATAAAAAGGCAATATGTATTGCATCTACAATATCATTGCCTGACAGTAATGCACATTTGCACATTCCTAAAGCATGGATTAAAAAGAGAAGGAAGATGAGTATTGTAGATCCTAAGAAGACATCTCCGACTACTGGAATTTATAACACAGGAGATGGAGTACTGTAAAATGCTGATTGAGATAGATGAAGTTCTATCGACTAAAATCACAAAGCAATCTTTAAAACAAACATATGAGGATATAGAAAAAGAGATACAAGAGTACAGAGTAGGTTCAAGAGTTCCTCTAACAGAGATACAGCAAGAAGATCTTGCACAGCTTTTGAAGATGCAAAAAGCCCTACGACCTGTATTAGATTGGTACACAGTCGGGGGTAATTTTTTAGTCGAATACGAGGAAGATAAAAAGTCTAAAAAAAATAGGGAGAGTTTTTATGAGTTTAAAAAAAGAGAACAAAAACAAAAATGAAAAAGTAATTATATGGGCTGAAGCTACTGTAGAAGCCTGTCATGTGGTATCTCATCCAATAACTATACATGGCACGGAAGGTGGCTATCCTTTTCATGGTCACAGCTACTGGGTTAAGGGATATGTAGAGTCAGCTATACCTAAATTTACAACAGAAGAAGCTCCTAGATTAGACCCTCCATCAATAGAAAAACTACAAAAAGATTTAAAAGAGGCTGTAGAAGAAGTAGATCATACTTGTTTAAATATGTATGTTAGGTGTGGAACTATGGAAGGATTAGCTAAATATGTTTTTGAAAAATTATTAGCTATGAAATGGAATCCAATAAAAATTCAAATAGAGAGAAAATCTTTGGGTGTAGGGGCAGAGTATTCTAGATGATACATTATCATGGCACACCTCTAACTCCAAAGGCTAGTCTGTTAGAAATGGGAGGTAAACATTTTTGCATTAGTTTTTATAGAAAAGATAATTTACAAGATGTGTTAAAGTTAGCCCAAAGCATCATGTTTGATAACGGAGCTTTTTCTAGTTATACGAGAGGTAAAAATATAGATCTTTCTAAATATTATTTTTGGTTAGAAGAATATTTACAACCCCCTCATTGGGCAGTAATACCAGATGTTATTGATGGTAATGTAGAAGAACAAAAAAAATTATTAACTAGCTGGTGCTTTCCTGAATATTTATCAGCACCTGTTTGGCATTTAGGACTTGACACAGATTATCTATTATATCTTTGTGATAATTACAGTAAAGTTTGTTTAGGTAGTTCTGGAAAGTATTGGAAAGTAGGTGCTAAAAATTGGACTAAAAGAATGAATGATGTTTTTAATTTATTGCATCAAAAAAGAAAACATTTACCTTGGATACATGGGATGAGAATGTTATCGCAGTGTGACGGTATTTATCCTTTAGCTAGTGCAGACAGTACAAATGTGGCTAGAAATTTTAAAAGTAGTAAAAAAAATGCAAACGAGATGGCTACCAAAATAGATTCTAAACAACCTAAAAGAAAATGGTTTATACAGTAAAAGAAATTTTTTATACCATTCAAGGAGAAGGATACAATGCAGGAAGAGCAGCAGTATTCTGCCGATTTACTGGCTGTAATTTATGGTCAGGAAGAGAAGAAGACAGAGAAAAAGCAGAGTGTAATTTCTGTGATACTGATTTTGTTGGGGGTGATAAATTCAGTGAACAGGTTTTAGTGCAAACTTGTAATAAAATTTATAACTCTTTAAATAAATCAAAACAAAAAAAACTTGTAGTCCTGACAGGTGGAGAACCAATGTTGCAAGTTGATAAAAAATTAATAGATCAATTTCATAATTTTGATTTTGAAATAGCCATCGAAACAAATGGCACTATTAAATGTGTAGAAGATATTGATTGGATATGTGTTAGTCCTAAAGGTGGAACTAAACTTAAACAAATTGAAGGTAATGAATTAAAATTAGTATATCCTCAACCTATAAATCCACGAGAGTTTGAGCATTTATCTTTCGATCATTTTTTTATTCAACCTAGAGATGATATAAATTTAGTTAGTAATACAAAAGTTTGTATAAACTATGTAATGGATAACCCTATGTGGAGATTATCTACACAAACTCATAAAGTTTTAAATATTAGATAATAAGAATAACCCTAAAAAAAAGTCTTGAAATAGTATTTATTCTGTGTAAAACAGAGTATACTTTAAATGACATGTTTTTCCTAAGTTCGGGGTACGTCCAGTACCCCTTTTTTTTCCCTTACAATGAGAGGAGTATACATGAGTCTTACGTCACATTCCCTAGTCTATAAGCCATTCAAATACCCTTGGGCAGTAGAGTATGCTGTACAGTCTGAGAAAGCCCACTGGGGTGAATGGGAAGCTAAACTACAAGATGATGTAGCCCAATGGCAGTCTGGTAAATTAACTGACAAAGAAAAAAATCATATTACTCAGATACTTAGATTGTTTACACAGAGTGATGTAGCTGTAGGTACAAATTATCTGGAGCATTACATACAGAAATTTAAGAACAATGAGATCAGAGCTATGCTAACTAGCTTTGCAAACAGGGAGTTTGTGCATCAACGTAGCTATGCACTACTCAACGATACTTTAGGATTACCTGAAGAAGAATACTCTGCTTTCCTAGACTACAAGCAGATGAAAGAAAAGATAGATTTTATGACAGATATAGATACCCATTCTGTTACAGGATTAGGCAAGGCTATTGCCCGATCTGTAATGAATGAGGGTATGTCTCTGTTCTCAGCCTTTGTTATGCTTCTAAACTACCAGAGATACGGTAAGATGAAGGGTATGTGTGAGATTGTAGAGTGGTCTGTACGGGATGAGACAATGCACTGTGAGGGCATGGTTAAGTTATTCAGGGAATACTGTAAGGAACACCCTAGAATAGTCAATGATGAGTTTAAGAAAGAGATATATCAGATGTTCAGAGATGGTGTAGCCCTAGAAGATGCTGTTGTAGATACAGCATTTGAGATGGGAGCAGTCGAGGGACTATCAGCAGATGATGTAAAACAGTACATTCGGTACATAGCTGATAGAAGATTGATACAACTAGGCTTGAAAGGTAACTTTAAAGTCAAGGAGAACCCCCTAGAATGGCTTGATTGGATTGTAGGTGGGGATACCCTTAAGAACTTCTTTGAGGGCGTTGTGACGGACTACAATGCCTCTGGGATGGTAGGTGATTGGGGATGGTCTACAACTAAAGAACGGATAGCTGCATGATAAAGTTAATATTACTTTTACTAGTCTTATTATTTAACCCTGCATTTGCAGGTGATGCAAAGTTAGGTGAAGCAAAGTTTATGCAAAACTGCAAACAGTGTCATGGCCCTGCAGGTATGGGGATGGCTAGTTACCCAAAGGTATCTGGTAACAGTATTGAGTATACAATAGATAGGTTACAAACTTATAGGGATGGTATTGAGGTTGGCCCAAACTCTGCATTGATGATAATGATGGCTAGACCTTTATCAGATACAGATATTGAAAACTTAGCTGAGTATTTAAAGGGAGCAAAGAGGTAGGATTTGATTAAATTTTCA